ATGGTATTTTTAAAAAGCGTATACTTACTTGTGAATCCTTTACATTTTATCTATTTGTTATTTGTATTCCTGTTTGTTAATCATCTATTAGGAGGGCTAACCATGTTTAAACAACTAATTAGTAAAAAGAAACGTCAACTAAAGAAACAAGCTAAAAAAGCAATGTATGAAGCTATTGGAGTTAAACCTATAAAGATTAAGAAACCTAAGCCATTAATTAAGAAAAAGCGCAAACCATCTTTAAAACGAACAATTAAAAAATTATTTTAAAGATTACGTTTCTCTTTTTTCATCTGTACTTTTTACTCTTAATTACCTAAAATGGAAATACAGAGGGAGGAATTATATAGTGAAAAAATTAATTTTTAGTGCAGCGTTAGTTTTAAGTTTAGGATTAGCAGGATGTGGAGAAGAAAAAGCTAAAGAAGAACCAAACAAAGAGGAATCTCAAACACCTGTAACTGCTGATAGTTCAGAAAAAGAAAAAAAGAATGAGGATGTTTACTTTAAAGATGGTGAAGCTAAATTAGTCGATTTAAAGGTTAACATTACTCAAACAAAAATAATTCCTGTTGGAGAAAAAGGAAATGAATACGGTGAAAAACCTGTAATTGCTATATGGTATAATACAACAAATCTAAGTGATAAAGAGATTGATCCTACAACTGCTTGGACAGTCGTCTTTACAGCAATCCAAGATAACAATCCTAATTCTGTGAATGAATTAGAAGTTGGCATGTTACCTGACGATAAATTTTTAAATACACAACTAGAAGTGATTAAAAAAGATGGAACAGTTGAAAATGCAATCGCCTATGAATTAGACGATTTAGAAACACCCGTAACACTAGTTGCAACCCAAGGGATTGAAGGTAAAGAATTAGGTAGACAAGATTTTGAAGTAAAACAATAATCACAAACAAAAAAAGCCCAGACTCAAAATTAATTGAGCGCTGGGCTTTACTGTTATGCAGCTATAATGTTTGCAACTTGTGCAAGTTTAGCTGTTTTAATTTTATTTGCTCCAGCTTGTGCAGCATCCATGCCAGTAAACGTTCCTGATTTAATACGCCATTTCGAATCATCTTGCTCAATATAAGCCACCCACCCGAAACGATGTTTTAACACATCCAAAGCATTTTCAGCAGCCTGCAAAGTACTGTATGTGCCTGTTAAAATACGATACTTATTGTTGTCTGTGATTGGTTTTGGTTGTTTTATAGCACCAGCGTTTTTAACCATTTGTAAGAAGACAGCCCAAGTAACATTACCTGCACGGATTTCACGAGGACAGTTTTTACCACTGTAATAATTGTGCTGAACAACATCAGTAATAGCAAGTCCCTCATCTTTTAATATCTTAGCAACTAACTCTGCGGTATTTTCCACTGTTTTTCTATAGTTGCCATCACTATTCACACACATTTCTACATGTATACCCTCTGTATTGCCTTTCGCTGTTCCAGCAGCCCAGCATTTCCATGTATGTTCAAAGGATTGCACCGCTTCTTTATCATCTACTTGCCAATGCCATGAAGCAGAGCGACTGTTACCATTTGCTTGTAAGCGAGCATGGGCATCAGCATCAGCACCTGTTCGATAATTGTCAGTACCATGAATAACTACTTTTCTTTTAGTATTTCCTTTACCATTTGTAACTTTAGCTGCCTGTGCATCAGATACTAGCTTTTTACGTACTGTCACCATTACTGTTCACCATCCTTCGGCTTGTCATAATTCATTGCTCTCTCACTATCAGAAACTCCGCTTGTTGTTGGATCAATGATAATACCAAGCAATCCTAAAATACTTAATACAGTCTCTGAAATAGAGGTAATTTGACTGTTGTAAATCGTAATATCCACATTAAAAATGCCCGCTATTTGATTAGCGAGCACAAGTAACAATGCAATTAATGACACCCAAAATTGTTTATGCTGTAAACGTACTTTCCAATTAATTTTCATATTTAACACTCTCCTTTATATTCCCCTGTATACCTGCTACTTTTTCAAGAACGACAATTCGTACTTCGTGATTATTAATTCGTTGCGCTGAATCCTTTGTAGTTTCGTCAACTTCGTTCAAATGTTGGTTTAATCTATCTATGCCATTAGTTAAACTAAGTAACGTTTTATTTAGATTGTTGGTAATGCGCCAAATAAATAAAAGTCCTGCAATTAATGCTGATACAATCGGCAACCAATTATTGATTGTTTCGACCAATGTCCTCACCTTCGTTTCGTGAATAATAAAAGCCCTCCACAATTATCGGGCAAAAAACTAATCCTCTTTAATCAATTCATATAATGCATTGTGTTCATTTTCTAATAAGTCAATCGCTTCTAAAATCCGCTTATAATGCTCATTATCTTTAATGGCATTATAATGACCCTCCCATTTAAGTTTATTAAGAACCCAAAATGAATCCTCTAAAAAACATACCACTTGTTGGATTTGGTAGTATTCATCTTTTGTCATGGTATCACCTCTTTTTGACAATAAAAATAACGCTAAGCTTATGCTTGCGTTTGCTGTGAGTCAATTTCTGTTAATAGCTGTGTATATTCATCATCTTTCAATTGGTTATTAGCATAAAAGACATTTACTTTATTCAACATAGTAGCCTGCTCATAACGTTTACGGTCAATTAAAAACTTACATAAGTCAAATACTGTCATCTTATTTTCCTCCTAATCCTAATTCAATTCTTGATACTAGGTATTCAGTGTTAAGTAATATTTGCGCTTGCATTTCTTCAACAGAAACTTGTAGTTGTGGAGGCACTTCTTCAGACGGTTCATTGATTGGTGGTTCTTCATCTTCTGGAAGTACTGGGTAAATAGGCTCCCAATAGAACTCCTCTGTAACAGGATTACGACGCAACACATAGCTTTTACCGTCTTCTGGTTGGTTCTCTACCGTTATTGGTACTACATCTCTTTTGATAGTTTCTGGAATATGGACTTCGCTATAGAAAATAGTCCAATTACCATCACCATTGGGGTATCCATAAATTGATAACATCTTTATACCTCCTTGACGCCTTCTAATAGTTTAAATGTAGATAGTGTGGCCGAACCGTTATTTCCATATTTAAATATCACTTGACCGTTCAAACAAAAGCCATATTGACCTAACGTTGCCAATCTTACCCAAGTTCCAGAATTATATGTCGAAACTGTTACTGGTACATAATATACCAAACTAGTGAATCTACCAGTTTGTTTGTCCATTATATATTTATACAATGGTTCATATCCCGTGCCGTTCAAAATAAACGCGAAAGAACCAACGGTATAGTGTTGTACCCATAAAGCGTTACCATTTTCGTAATCGAAAAGTGGAACATCTGAAACGTTCTGGTAAAGAGCCTGGTCACTGACCATGGTGTCTAACCTCATAGATATAAGTGGTGACGAAGGTCCAAAAGACATTATTGCATACGGCGTTCCATTTCCAGAAGTATGCTTATGCATCCACGAGCTTGCCCTTGGGATATTTCCAGTGGTATTAACTGGAATAGTATTCTCTGCAACTTTAGTTATCGCTCCATTTGATGTGTTAAATTCGTGTTTTTGAAGTTTCTGAGCATTACCATCAGTGGCAAAAGTGTAAATATATCCTCCATATTCGAATAATGCGTAAATTGTAACCCCTCCAGTCACTCCTAAAGCAGTTCCTGGATAGTTAAAGTTAATCGGCACTCCTCCTGAATCGAAGTTTAATTTATATCTCATGAATTGGGCACTAAAAGGCGAAGGTAGAAAGAAGTTACCAGATATATATGGGATTTCAGAAGTCCTGTATGTGACAGTTGGGTCTATAACTGTACCGCCAGCATAATCAGCACCGCTTAAACCTATACATTTTATATACTTAAATGTTAGCTTATCGAAAACTCCAAATCTTAATTGACTAGCTAGCGGTGCGGATGTGCCTCTAATATATAAGTACTTCTCATCTTCAAACCATAAATATTGAGTGCCTAATAGTCTGAAATCTGGAAGTGTTTCCGTATCTACAGCGTTTATAATTGTCATAGTGGATGCGTCAAACCATGCAATGCATATTCCTTTAAACGACATATATATTGAGTCTCTAAGCTTAACTTTATTTCCATGTTGCATGGTTTGTTTAGACGCAACTTCTGGAAATTTCGCTTGCATATCTTTTGTGAAATTGTCCCATACACCTTCGCCAACTCCAGTTGCTAAGTTATAGGGCGATGTTACTACAGATTTATAACGCTTATTGTCAATATCTACGGTTACTCCACCAGTATTATCGACCACGTTTTTTATATCCTCAACCTGCTCATAAGTAGGTAAATCAACAACAATATCTGGTACTTCATTTGTCATTACTGTACAACCTCCTTCATAACACATGACATACACTTCTTAATTGGATTGTACGCCCATCCATACTTATACACTTTTTCACCAACCAACATTTTATGTGGCATACTAGCATCCTCGTGGTCTTGTAATCGATTTAATAAATTACCATCTGCTGTTGTATTCAAAATATCTTTTACAGTGGCAAACCATTCGTCGAAGTTATTCTTACGTCCTTCTAGCCAAGTATAATAAAGTTGCTCCTCTGCTTGTCTCCATGCTGTGAAATCTTGTTCCTGTGCGTCAATCCAAGCTTCTAAAGCTGTAGTTACATTTGTTTGCCATGTTAAAAATTCAGACGCTTTTGTAACTGAATAATCATCAAACCATTGTTGGTACTGATTAAAGATTGTCGTAGTGTCTACTTGGTCAACAACGCCATGCATTAAACCACATAAGTTATTATTTAATCGTGTATCCGTAATAGCAGCTTGATTAATTGTTAGGGCACCTTTAGCAATATAAACATCTGCTAATGCTAACTCATAGGCATCTGCATCACGCTTTAATGTTGGTGCAACAGGTGAAGCAGATAGCACACCTTTCTTGACCTCCACACTCATCTTTCTTTGGATAAAATCTAATCGAATGACAATACGATCAATACGGTTAAGTGTTGTATCTCCAGTGGAAAGAGGTAAATTATAATCCTCATCATTGATTAAATAATAACCATTAACCCATGCTTTACCTGGGCGAACAATTACACTCATTGAATCTCCATTTGCTTTAATTTGTAAGCAATCAGAAGGCTTAACGAAAATACCATTGCCAATAAACGTGGCAAAGTACTGGGCAAAATCTTCCGCTTTATATTTTCTATCTCCGTTAATAGAGTTAAACATCCCAAATTTCATCATTACTACTTCACCATCCTTTTAATAGCCTGTGGAAGGGTAGGTACTGATTTACCAACCGTCACATAGATTGATTTACCATCTTCCTGAAACACTTCATCCGCTTGCATCACACGGCTATTCATTAAAATTCCTAAGTCATCATCTTTAATCGTGACTAAATCACCTAAGAAGAAATCTTCATTGTATTTTGTATTTTCTTTGGTCACATCTAACTCGCAATCAAAGCCGATGAACTCTGTGTATTCTGCAATCTTCTCTTTGCCTTTAGCTACAAGTAAATTGTTGTATTCACTGTCTGTAATCGGTATCTGCTCGCCGTCACTGTCTCTTGTATCCGAAATCTCCCTTGCATCAATAAATATTTCACGTCGATTTAACCCTTTAATAGATGCCCCGATAATCGCCATCTTACGCACTGCACCTTCGCCAGCACCGCCTATTAGAGCTGTTGTTTTTAAATCATTGTCTGCATCCTCATACGTACGTTTAAGCAAGTTACTACGATTCTTTGACAAGATAATATGAGGATTCAAACTTTGATTAATCGTTCTGTCTACCCCTTCATAAAAATCATATTCGAGCTTTCGACCATCGAATAAAGAACGCATTCCAATTTCATGTGTAGTACATAAACTCTCACATACTTCATACACCTGTTTGTATGAAATTTGCTGTTGAACAGCTTGACCAATATTTTTTATGATAGCTAGTTGTATCTGTGGAATTTTACGAGCTGGATCAGTTGGGCTTATCATACTTTCAATGATACTTTGTCTCATTATTTTTTCAGGCGTATCATTGAAGTCGTATTGCTTCCACAAAATACGTCTGTCTGTCCATCGTGTCAGAGAGAAGCATTTAATTACTAATTGATCCACTCCACTACTATCATCAAATTGGCGATAATAAATAAACATTGCTTCATTATCATCTTGCCGATGAATGATATTTCCTTTTTTCAATAACTCAATATTTTTCATTGTTACATCGACATGCAACTCCGCTTCGGCAAATGGTCCATACTTCTTTCTCCAAAGTAGATAAGAAAACTTACCGATGTATCCTAGTTTTTGAAAATTCTCGTTGTATACATACAGCATGGCTACACCCCTACAAATTGAGGTGTGAAGTAAATCGACACCTCTAAATTAGATACAAATTCAGCAGCATCATAGCGAATCAAGTTATCTCCAACATCCACACTTAATTGAATATCAGAATCATGCGAAAGGTAATTGAAGTAATTAATTTGTTGTCCGTTACGTTCAAGAATGGCGTATTCATCTCCACGCTTTGTATTAACAGTAACAACATCTCCACCTTTTAAGGTAGCTTCTATTTTTACAATTCTCCCCGTATCCACTACTTCAATGTACGGATCAATTACACTTCCAATGGCTTTAAATTGAATACGTAAAGGGGATGCTGTATCGCTATCGTTGAAAACGTTGACTACGTTATTCGGCTCTCGATAGCCCATTTCAATACCGTCTCCTTCCGCATCAATTTCAAGCTCAAATTCAAAGGCAGCCACCCACATAGCAATCTCATACTTTTGTTCTTCTGTGTACCACCAAGGATTCGGGCATAAAAATGAAATCATGAATTCAGGAATGTCATGCCTACTGACTATTGGTGTCTTTTCAACTTTGCAATCAATATAGCGAACAATATCTCCATTGGTATATTTCAGTGTAAATTGATGTTTCGGGTTAAAAAAACGAATAATCTTCGTTCTGTTAATGTCTTTATCTAATCGAATACGACCATTAATCACAATGTTTCTTTCTCTTACGCTAGAACCCTTTATATTAGTGCCGTCCTCGTTATAATTTTTTACGTTATAAAATTCATTTTCTAATACTTCTAGTCCATCTGCACCGTCTAAATAAAAAGGGCTAGACACTGATAATTCAAATGTCTGCCCTCGATGATTATCAAAAATTAGTTTCTCTCGCCTTTGGAAAGACTCAATCATGTCCTAGCCCCCTTTTAAAACTGTAATCCCATTTCTTTTAATGCGTTTTTAGCCATTCTTGCTGACTCGTATGGATCAAGTGCTTTTGGACTTGTAAAACTCATATGATAATGATTTTCTGTTTTTGTAGTCGTTGTTGTAGATGGAGTATTCGCTTGAACTATAGCTGTCTTATTTGAAACAGACTTTTCAGCACTGCTTGCAAGTGAACCATAAACATTATTCATAGCACGTTGCAATCTACCACTAGACTTTTCCATCCCCTTAATGAGACCTTCATTGATATTAACACCAAATCCCATTGTTACCCTTGAAGGTGAGTGGATATCTAATGCAGCAGCTATTGTTCTTGCAATGTTATCTGCAATTTCTTGTGCTTTAGCATATAAAGCTCCAGATGTGGATGAAAGACCTTCTAAAAGCCCATTCCCTGCATCTACACCAATTTGCTTTAAGGATGAAAGCTCTGATTTAGTCCCTTGTGTAACAGCTTTGATTTTAGCTTGCCATTCGTTATTCAATTTTGACAATTCATCATTGGCAGCCTTTCGCATTTCATCAATTTTTGTTTGAGTATCAGTTTTCATACCTAATAACTCTTTCTCTGCTTGCTCTCTTGCAAGTTGTGATTTCTCTTGATAAAGTGCGCTGTATTGGGTTAATTGTTCATCAGTTAATTGGTTCAAAGCCACAAGTTCTGGCAAAGCTTTTACACCTAATGATGAAAGTTCTTCAAGTAACTCTTTATTAACACCTCTACTTGATAAGGTTTCAAATTCAGACTGCCATTGTTTAAATCCATCAACCTGTCCTTGTAAATTAGACATTAGTTCAAGACCTGTACGATTTAAATCAACTTTGAAAGCATCGAACGTACCTGCATATGACATAAGCGTTGATACGCGATTGTCAAAAGCCGTCTTATACTCTTTATTTAATCTATCTTCTTCTTTTAATAGATCATCATTTATTTGCTTCATCTGTGATTGATAATCTTTGTTAATGGAAACTATCTCTTTGTTCACTGCTTCTAATGCTTTTCGGTACTCCTTTTGTGCCTCTATACGTTCTTTACTACCTTCATCAAACAAGCCAATGGTTTTTTCCCAAATTTTCGCTTCTTCTACTAAAGACAGTTCCTCCAAAGATTTTTTATCAGCTATATTTTGCTTAACATTTTCCAACTCTTTTTTATTAATGTCTTCAACGGCTTTTTTATATGCTTTTTGGGCTTCTACACGTTCTTTCGTACCTTCATCGAAAAGTGCAATTGATTTTTCCCAAAGTGCAGCTTCTTGTTCTAAACTCATTTCTTCAAGTGATTGTTTGTCACTAATATATAATTTAATTTCTTCTAACATTTCTTTTTGATTTTTTGTAATTAACTCTACTTTTTGTTTAGTAGCTTTGCTCTCAATATCAGCAACCTTTTTTGCACTATCTTCTTTTATGCGTTCGATTTTCAAGTTTTCATCGGCAGTTAATTTTCTTTTCTTTTTAGCTGCATCGCGTTGTATTTTTTCGATATTTTCTGTAGCGCGCTTTTCAATTTTAGCGATTTCTTCTTTTGATGCTGTAGTAATTTTCTTTTCTTCATCTAAATTATTTTCAGCAACGTCAATTAATATTCCGCCTAATTCTTCAATTGATTTTTGTACCTTAGATTGTGAACCATCTAAGCCGTTTACAAGACCCTCGCCTGTCCATAAACCAATTTGCTCAAAAACCTTTGAAGGTGAATGGATACCAAGCAAACTCTTTGCTTTACTTACTACACCATCCACAACTCCAGTAATGGATTCAATCGCATTTGCAGTCATGGCAGAAATACCTTTAATAAGACCGTTAATTATATCTCTACCAATTGACGTAAATTGTTCAGGTAAAGATTTAATTTTATTAATGAGACCATCTTTAATTTCATTCATCTTATTTAAAACATTTGTTTTCATAGTTGAAATGATGTTCACGAAATTAGTAGCTAAGTTCTTCACAAAATTCACGACAGAATTAACCATGTTGGAAATAGCACTAACTGAATTAGTAACCAAATTTTTAAAGAAGTTAATAACAGATGTAGAAAAATTCGATACAGTGGTTGATGCTTTTGTGCCCATTGAAGTAAAGAAGCTAACAATGTTATCCCACATGCCTTTTAACAGATTTACACCCGTTTTAGCCAAGTTCATAACGATTGTTTTAATTCCACCAAAGAAGCTTAATGTCATCCAGCCAACAACTACATCAATAGCTCCTTTAAAAATCTGCTTTACGCCTTCCCACATTTTTGAGAAGTCACCTGTGAACAGCCCGCTAAAAACTTTTATAGCCCCCATTATGACATTCAATGCACCATCAATGACCTGTTTAATGGCATTCCATACAGTTTCGACTATAAATTTAACCGCAGGCATGACAAACTCTATTACAGCCTTTATGCCATTAAAGACATTTTGTACAGCTTGTAAAATTTGAGTGCCATTCTCACTCCAAAATTGCTTTATTTGAGCTACTTTTTCACCAATAAAAGAAGCCACTGTTTCAAATACAGTGACTGCAACATCCCTTATAGCTTGAAATACACTATTCACATTTTCTCTAAATGTTTCAGAATTTTGGTACGCAGCCACAAGCGCGACTCCAAGACCTGCTATAGCAGCAACAATCAGAACAATTGGTCCAGAAATAGTCCCTATTGCAGCTACTAAAGCTGGCCATGCAGTTACAAGCCCGCCTACCGCTGGCATTAAAGCCATAAACGCACCTGCAAGAATTGCAATCGTGGCAACTATTGCAACAATTGCTGCTGTTAATGTTGCATTATTGCTTACCCATTCAGCTATTTTGCCAACAAAATCCGCAATACTAGCCAATACAGGCTCTAACGCTTCTTTAATACTCCCCATCGCTACCGCTAATTGATAAGCTGGGTCTGATTCTAATGTTGAAACATCACCATTTAATGCTTCGGTGTTTTGCGCTGCCGTCCTGATATGTTCATTCATACCCTGAATTGTTTGCGAAACCTTGCTTCCTTGTTCCTCCCAAAGCGTACCGTACATTTTCACACCAAGTTCATTTCGTTTGGTATCATCATCAATTAATGACAAGGCTTGATTCATTTCTTGCATGGCTTTCACACCATCTTGACCGCCCGAAGCTACTGCTTGACCCCATTTAACTAATTGTTGTTCACTGATATTAGTGCCTTTAATAGCATCCTGCATAGATTTGTCGATACCCTGACCGAATTCAGCGGCTACAATTCTTCCCTCTTTTAAACCGTCCAAAAGTATATCAATATTCCAAGTACCAGTGGCAACACCCGATGCCATGATTGCTTGCACTTGTTCAGCATTGTAACCAGCCATGACAAGTTGACTTCCATACTCTGAAATGATGTCTAATTGTTCTGGCGGAAATCCAATATCTAATAAACCGTTAACAAGACCTAAAGCTTCTTTTTGCGAGATACCGAGTTCTTTACCTATTTCATGTGATTCTTGAATCAACTCTTTAAAATCAATTTCTTTATAGGCATGTGAAATAGCAGCAGCGCCTTTTATGATTTCCTGATTAGTTTCGATAGAAGCGTCTTTATTAAGAGCTAATTGTCTTCGTACACCCTCGTATGCTGCCTCCTCATCACCAATTGCAGCCGTCGTTTCCATAATTGTCTGCCTAACTGCTTTAGTATCGGCTTCGTTCAGGTTCATAGACATTTCAATTTGAGTATTCAAACTAGAAACATCTAATGCTTTTTCTATAACTCCCGCAATTCCTCCGCCCGCTGCTAGTCCTGCAACCACTCCTGATAATTCTTGACCAAATCCATTGACAGCTTCCTCCGCTTGATTAGCTTCTTGAGTGATTCTTGCTAAGTCTTGTCGAACTCCACTTAAATCAGCTCCTTCGGCTGCTCTCCTTAGCGCATCTCTCATTTGGTCAATATCAACGCCAGCACCTAATGCATGTTGTCCCATTATACGTAAAGCACGATTCATTTGATCCGTAGTGGCAGAACCATCTCTAATTGCATTTGTTAAACGTGTGCCCAATAAGTCAGCGAATTGGTTAACATCTGTACCCGTTGCTTCAAAAAAAGCCGATAACTCTCCTGTAGCACGCGCCAATCGACTTTGTTCAACAGCAGTGCTATCTATTTGAGCATTGTAACGTTGCATCTTTGCTTCAGTAGTTGCTAATTCACGTTGAAATGCCCTGTACTGTTCTACTCCTATTTCACCGCTTCTAAATTGAGCTTCTACTTGTGATTGAGCAGTTTTTAAAACATCTAGTTTTTCACTAGTTTTTTGTATTTGCTCTGCTAAAAGCTGCTGTTTTTGAGCGATTAATTCAGCATTCCCTGGATCGAATTTCAAAGCACGTTCAACTTCTTTTAACTCACTAGCAACTTTATTACTTTCCTTATTAACATCTTTTAAAGCATCCGTTAGCCCTCTTGTATCTCCACCAATTTCTATTGTAATCCCTTGTATTCGACCACTAGACATTCATTCCACCTACCCCCTACCTTCTAAAAATAAAAAGCACCTACCAAAAGGTAAGTGCTAGAATGAATCGAAATCTGCTTGTGTTGCTTTGCGAACTTTCGTTTCTTTTTTATTCGGATTTTTAGTTTCTAAATACTCATCAATGTAATCTAAACACATACCAAAAGTCATTGTTTCCAAATCATCATGCGAAAGGTTACATTCTCGACATAACACTAAAAATTGCTCTGTGCTAATTGGGCGACTTGATTCAACAGCATTGCTACTTGTTATTTTTTTTTAGAAGCAATCGTCTTTTCAAGTAACATTTGTAACGGTTCAATGATATCCAAAATCGGGAACTCATCAAACGATTCTAACCATTTCATAGGTTCAGGAATTTCATTATTTGCCGTTTTAGCAAAAACCCAAGCAATATCGAAAAACATATTGAAATCAACATGTTCACGAATCCATTGGATTTTTTCACTTTGACTCATATCATCAAAGCTCTTTTCTGCAACACCCATACTTAGAATATCTTTTAACAAATCACGTTGAAATTGCATCATATAACGCTTTGCAACCGCGCCATTTGATTTAAAAGGTACTTCTTTCCCATCAATAGGTAATGTAATTTCCATTGGTTATCCTCCTCTTACGCGCCCTCAACAGTTGCAATTTTTTGGTATACCTTTTTGAACCAATTACTGTATATTTCTTCTTTAGTTGTTGATGTTGTCTTTGTTTTTACCATCAATTTTTCACCAATTTTTATAGGCGATGCAGTAAGCGTTAATTCGTTTGGTGATACTTCTGTACCTTCTTCTTTTGTATTACCACTGATACTTGGACGGTTAGCAGTACAATTGTATAAAACATGACGAGTTGCCTTTTGATCTCCTTCGAACTGGAATAAAAGCGCAAACGGCTTACCTTGGGCATTCGCCAATTCATTTAATACCCCATCTGTTGAATCAAGTTCCTCTCCTAATGCGTCAATTGCAAATTGTTGTGGAATAAGTGCAATACTCAATGTAGCCTCATATCCTTGGTTACTATTAACAACATAGTAGACCATGTTATCAGCGAAGAATTTCGTTGCCTCACCAATTGGTTCAGAAGTAATGCTTACTGCACCCGGAATTGGAATTGGTGTTTCAAAAATAATCTCATTATTAGTACCCTCGGTATACGGTGCATAGTGAACATTACTTAATCCAAATTCAACTTTATTTTCTGCAAAGAACTGGATATCTAAATCCATGATTGGTTTCCAATGAAACGGAATAGTAATTTTATCATTCGAATTTTGCGTGATTTTTTTATCATTTAATACGTTATACATACTTTTCACACTCCGATTTTTTAAATTAATGTAACTGAAAATACGCATTGAAAGACCCCTTCCGATTCAATAAAAACGGTAGGGGTTTGTTCGTATGGTATTTCATTTTCGTTTAACATCTCTTTTATTTTCTTTTCTGCCGTAAAATCTTTTGTTTTTGTATATAACTCAATATTTACAAGCGTTCCTTCTACAAAGACTTTATTGTCAGCATAAAAATTATTAGACCCATCATCTAAATAGCAAATGAATGGTGGTTCTTGGGTACTTGTGAAATGAGAATAGCGAGTAGGATACAAAGAATTTAATTTATGAGCTAATTCATTTAGAGTCATTCACTCAACCCCCTTTGTAATTCTCTCTTAAATTCATTTATCAATTTATCCTCCACTGGCGCAATATGAACTCTTGCCCCAACCCTACCACCATTCACCTTTGCATGTCCCTTTTCAAGTAAATGCGTTAACCTATAATGTTTCTTATTGTGAATGATAAACTTTTTACCAACTTTTTTATAATCCCAACTTGCTGCATAATCACCGCCCATAGGTGATTTTGGCGAATCAGCTTTCAACAACTCTACACCGTCACTTGCTACTTTTTCTGAAATAACATCTATCTTTTCTTCTGTTTGACGAGCATATAATGCAAGAGTGCGATTTATTTCAGCAGCCAATGATTCAACGTCAATTGACACCTTTACGCACCTCGCAATACAGCTCAATATCACCGTCATTACGTACAAATGTCCGATATATTGAATACTTCACACGATTATATTCAACTTCTTTTTCGCCATCATATTCATCATGGTCGATGATTAAAGTTAATTGCGCTTTTAATCCTACTTGCATTGTGACGGAAAATTCGCGTTGACCAATACTTACAGGCGCACAGTATACCAACTCTGGTAAAGTGGTTTCTATTTCTTGAAGCATTTCATCAAGAATAATAGTTGAGGACATTAAAAAACACACATCGTCTTTTGATATGTGTTGACCATTTTGTACAGATTGTTTAAGGCTTGGCATCACTTGCACCAGCCTTTTGAATAACACGGTTATGAATACGGAATTTCAAATTTCTAGGAAGCCCTACGTCCTCTTGACGTTTTCTGTAGTTCCATACAGCATAATCCACAATGAGTTGAGTATCTTCTACACTAGTAGAATCAGCCATATTAACGCCCATTTTTTCTATTTCCTTCTTAGCTGTTTTCAAAATGTTAATAAAATAGGTATCACGCAAATTATGTGTAATACTTAAATCTAACTTCAATAATTGCAAACAGTTAGCAAGTAAGGTTTCTTCCATCACTCCTCACCGTCCTCACTTATTTCTTCAATTAGTGGTATGCCAATTTTATTATCAGTTGAAGACAATTCATCAATACGCGCCTTTGTTACACGCCCTTTACGTGGATATTTATCACCTACTTTATAAATATGGTCATTGTCTTTCAAGTCACGAAACATATAAATAACTTTATATTTTGCCACTTATATCACCCTTTCATAATTACGCTCCTGCTACTCCTTCAACATCTTTGATAGTAACTAATACAAATGCATCTACATTAGTTGGCTTCCCATCGTAACGTCCTTTTCCACGAAAAGCAGTTTGATCTTCAACAAATTTAACATGTTCCGAATTGTCGATAGTAATAGATTCACGTTCAATTAGAGTGTATTTATCATATTCACCAAAAAGGACTTGATCCACTTCCACACCATTGTTAAATACAACTGGCAAACCTAATAAATCAGGTTGCTTTAAGTTAGGTAATTTACCAACAACATTACCTTCCGCATTCACCTGAATTGAAAATTCAAGGAAACGATTATAATAAGTAGAGCGTTTCATTACAGCAGCAATTTCCCCTACAGTATCTTCACCAGTATCAATTAACCCAATTTGTTTGACAGTATTTTTAACCAAATTTGCATCAGCTTTAACTTCTACTTTATGTTCTGTTTTTAGAGAAGGTACAATACCAGTTGGTTGTTTATTGGCTGCGCCCTCACCTTTTACAATCGCAATATCTAAAGCCTTTGCGATGGCACGAGCAATTTTCTTTGTTACATAGTCATCCAGATTAATAATTGAATCATTCAATAAATAATTATCTACAAATGTTACTTTGCCTACTTTGAAACCATCAAAGTCAATAGCTGTAACGGTTCCTACATCTCCAGTTGGAATAGCCGCCTTTTGTTCAATCCAAGTCGCTGCTGTTGTATCTGTATCCACCAAAATACGAGTTGTACCTTTTACAGTGATTTTATCGACAAGTGGATAAAGTGTTGTGAAATCCCCCATTATGTCCATAATTCGATTCACTACTACTTCTGGAATAGTTAATTCTCCACCTGTTACGGCACGGAGGTTTTTAAACTGATCGTAAAACTCCTTCACCTCACTACGCTCGTAGTATTCGCCTGTTTTTAATAATTCACGAACTTGTAAACGATTCATGTTTTCTTCACCTCTTGTTTGATTTTGTAATTGCATAGAACGTTGTTGATTGTTAGGAGCATTTGAATTTAACTGCTCTAATTCCGTTTCAAGTGTTTTTATTTCATCTTCTAAAACAGATTTTTTACTAGCAACTTCTTCTTTATCACTGTCCAGCTTGTTAATTTCAGATTCCACGGTCGAAATTTCTTCATCGGTTTTTGCTTCTTCCAACGCTGCAACTAGTTCTGCACTTCGATTTTGAAATTCTTCTTCACGCAACATCAAATCTACTAATGTTGATTTACGTTGTTCAATTTTCTTACTAACCATTAATTGTTTTAAAGTCATCTTTGTAGCCTCGCTTTCAATTCTTGTTTTCTTTGTTCAAATTTCCGCTCTTTCATTTGCTCAAATTGAGCATGTCTAGCTTGCACACTTGTTTCTTCATAAGCTGGAAATGTAACTACTGAAACTTCGTGTAAATCAGCCTTATTAATTGTCCATTTAACTTTTCCATCATCAAACCACTCTGTAGATTCATCTATGATGTTGAAACCAAATGAACATTGATCTACATCACCGCGCTTTACACGTTCATATAAATTCATTGCATCTGTATCTTTAGGGTTCAGACGAATTTTTCCCCACAGTCCCCTAGAATCTATTTTTAATTCCAGTGTTCCTGATTTATTTCGACCAAGCACAAGTGCAGAATCATGATTAATTAACGCTCTAATATCATTGCTTAAGGTATCATCAAATGCTGTTGGTGCTATTACTTCAAAAGCACCCTTCCAAAGTTCCGTTTCTTTTCCAAAGACAGCAAAATAGCCCTCTATAATGTACTCATTTTCTTGCTCATTACGAGTTTGCAACTCACTTACTGCACTCCTAATTTGAATTACATTCCCACGTTCCTTATTCATTATTATCACCACCTTGTATTAATTTCTTTTGAAGTCCTATCGTGTCTGCTGGAATGTAGTTTTCAAGCATTACAAGTTCATTTAAGCCATTCATAGGTGATAGTCCCACTTTATCGCGTACTTCGTTACCCGGAGATAACCCTTTTACATATAAATCACTGTAAACTGCTGCAATTTCTGTAATTGAGTACGCATATAAACTGTGAGGATTAAGTTTAAAATACCAATTTGGCTGATATAAAAGCCCCTTTGTTAACACTTGTTCGATTCCTTTCGCAATTGGAAGGATAGTTGTATCAATAAAATTGTTATATTCATCTTTATTAAATTGTCCAATCCCCATGAAAAAAGCTGGCACTCCTATGAGTCCAGCAACAGTCTTTTTATCCAATTCAACCGCTTCGTTAATTGCTAAATCATTTAAAGTCAAAGGTTTAATTTGTTCCACTTTCACTAAATCAGCAGGAATTACCCAAGGCATACCTGTGTCCGTATCGGACACGTACTTTTTAAGAATTTTTTCCCTACCATCATCACTTGATAATTCTTCTGTTAAAGCATCCACAGCAATGATTAACGGAGGTTTCCATTTATCACTCATAAAGTTCTTCTTTGTATGAGCTGCTTGTTTCAAATTGTGTACTAAGTCTTTCAGGACTACTTGTAGACCCTTTCCCTTCCACGGATATTCTGGATCAGGATTATAAACAAAATGAAGAACTTCATCATAGTTGAAGACTCTAGAGCCGTAACGGATTGAGTACCCATTATTAGTTTCTAATAAATTTACTTTCGATGGTTGTAATGGTATTAGTTCCGAAATCATACCATCTTCAACAACAGGATAAACAACACTATTCCCTCTACCATCAAGTAACATCGAATAAATAATGTTGTACACCCACGTTTTTCTTGTCATCAAAGAATAAGGATTTATATCAAGCTTTCTTGACAAAGCATTCTTAATTCTTACATCCCCATCATCCGTATTCTCCATTAAGTGAATTGTCATTGTAGAAACTAAATTAGCTATTTTATGGACTGCTGTTTGCACTTCTGGATTGTCCGAAAGCTTTGTATAACCATTGACTAATAAAGATGAATCTTGACCTGACATAAATAAACCTATCGGACTTTCATTTGTTTCTGCTCTGATTTTCCTTTCACTTCTCGTAAATAAAAAACCCATTTACTCAATCCTCTCCTTTCCCAGACGAACCAAAATTATACTCGTACCGTAAAGTAATGCACCTGTTACGATAAAGCCAATAGGAATAGAAAGCATAAAAAAACCTATCGCAAGAAATACAACTCCGATAAGCAACATGATTTCTAAAATATTTTCTTTTAAAAATTCCATTTTACCCTCATCCTTCTAGCCAACTTGACGCATTTTGCGAATTGGTCATATCTTCTAGCATTTGGACAGCTCCGAATACACCTGCATCAAATAAATCAATACGTTGTGTACCACCATCGCCATCTATTTTCTCATACTGAATCATATCGTCCGTTTTTTCCACAGCTCGAACATTTTGCACACAATATTCAAAAGCTTGATTATGAACATAATAAAGGCATTCATTTTTGGCTTTCACTTCAATACGTCTAAATCCTTCTGATTTTTTATAAAAATACTGTGGTTGATCCACAATTTTAAATCCAGCTTTTTTCATTCCTAAGAAAAATTCACGCCCAAATTTTTTATCAAAACCAACCTTCTTAATTTTAAAGCCTTTTTGTTTCATCATTTTAAACCAGTTTATAATATCGTCATAATGAACTGTTGCGGTATTACTCATCGTTAATACACCATCATCCTGCCAACCAAACAACGGAATTCCGTCTTCCTCAGCCTTTTTGTAAGCAGAAACAATCGGGAAAAATGCATGAGTAATTACAATATCTATTTCTTTACCTTCGTGAATATAACAGCCATATAACGCTGCGGCAGTTAAATCATGAAGCTTGGATAAATCCGCTCCTCCATACCAAGAAATTTTCATTTTTGCTAGGTCTTCTAACTTCCAGTTATATTTTTTATCCGAATTTTTAAACTCATTAATATCAAAATACGCCTTTAAAGATGACGTGAAAATGTTCAATGTTTTATTTAAAAATTCGCCCCTAGTTTGAGGATCATTCATCGCCAGTTCAGCATCACGAATTAAATCATCTATCGAAACTGAAACACCACAAGACGGATTTGCCATTTCTAAAATAGCTGGATCAGTATAATTTTCAACTTGTCCTTTTTCGTTTTGATCCGCTTTACAAATGAAAATGAAATATTCATCGTCAACTATCGTCCCGTTCAATACCTTTTTACAGTATTCTAAACGCATCGCTAGGAAACCATTTGGAATATCTCCAGCAGTAGAAATTGCAATTAATAACTTGTTTCTATACGCCTTTTGTGAGTTTTTCATCAAAATATATTGTTTTGCGGATTGCCAAGTATGAACTTCATCTAGAATTAATAAATTACTGTTTAAAGAATCCAACCTTTTTGGATCATTTGCTAACGCTTGAATAAAAATAGAGCCACCATCACTAAAATTTTTAGAAATGGAATGCTCCTGATTATTGTCACGTACTCGAATTGTTTTATCTTCCAACCGCCCTACGTTATACGTAAGATAACTAAAAGATTCCATAGTTTGTTTCAAACTATTGGCTAAAATATATAATTTAGAGCCACTTTTTCTATCTAAAATAGATAAAGCCCAACCAAGTGCAGAAGCAAAAGCTGTTTTACCGTTTTTACGTGCGATCATTAATAATGATTCGTGGAAACGGCGAACATTGCTATTTTTATTAAAAAATCCGACTAAATTTACAATGACAAATTTTTGCCACGGCTGTAAATAAAGTGGTGTACCTTTCAACGGTGTTCCCTCTAAGTCTTCTCCTTGCTGGTGAGCAACTGTTCCTTCAATCAATCCAATAATAAAATCAAATTGCTCTTGGCGAAAATCTAAATCATCACGCTCTAAATCATTAAGAAATCGTTGTGCTGCAAAGCGATTCTCTTCACATGCAATCTTCCGACCTTCAACAATCGACAAAGCGTATTCATACGCCACCTCAAAATGCTTTGAATTAACATGCGATAAGTCCATTTACATCACTTCTTCTGACTAGCAAGAAATTGATCTAATGCTGAACCTGTATCTGATTGTATATTTTTATCTGTTTTCTCTGGTGCAAATAAAGTTTTTGGATTTAGGCATAAACGATCCGAATACGAAACAATGTCTTTTCTTAATGATTCCATTGCAGTTAAAAGTGGCACTTTTCGTTGATTTGTCGCTCCTGCTTTGTTCGTATATTCTTCTGTTATTTGATAATTTGATTCTTCAAACTCCAATTCGAATAAGTGGTATTGATGTATCATTCCAGCGTAAATATCAATCAAAATATTGTACTCTTTCTTATATACACCAAGGCTTTTCATTTCCCTAGTAACTGCCGACTTGAATTGTTTTTTCGTTTTTACATTAGTCAATTTCTCACCTCATTCCTACCAACTATTTTCGTTCACACCCCTTTTTCTCTGAAAATGCTCTGCGGAGGGAAACAGTCCTCCTCCTCGGTCCTCCCGTGTTAAACTTTTGCATTTTGAAGTGGGGGGGATACCTTTTCACGCCAATATTCTCCTAAATCAGTTAACTTGTCATTAACACGATCATGCATTTTATCATGACACGTACCGCATAAAGACAAAAGATTCCAAGTCGTTAACCGCAAGTCAGGTCGTTCTTCTAATGGATTGCAATGGTGCACAGTTGTTGCAGTTCGATTTTTACCGTACCGTTTACACTCTTGGCATTCATAATCGTCACGCCTTAAAACTTTTTTCCGTTTACTTCGCCATGCTTTTGATTTGTAGAAGTTCATTAGTCGTTACCTTTTATTTGTTCCTTCAAAGTATTTACAATATCCTCTACGCTTTTGTTATTTGGATTTACAATTGATATTGTTGTACCTTTTAATTGTGTTGGTAGTTCATTATCGTTCGGAACGATATACGATTCTTTGCACTTATCACAAACCCTTGTAACTAACGATCCGCTAGGATAAGTATGGTCTGAATAATCGAGCGAACCACAGTCACATTGCCACACATTATCAATTGCATCTAACTCATCAGCTAATGCACCTACATACTTTGCGATTGCTCTAAGCTTTAATTGTAATTTAGAAGTATCTGCATCTATTTCTATTTCAATAGTTCTGTTATTCGATTTCGGTTTAACCGTACAAGTATGCAATCCAACAGTAGTTAACTTCTCGTCTATCTCCCTCATAAAATTACGGAAGAAATCTGTGTAGTGAACGCCTTGATGGTCTTTGTATCTCATGGCATGAAACTTAATATCTATAGGCTCATGATTGGTTAATAACAGTTTAACGATGTAAGCTGTCGTTCTTCCCGACGCTCTTTCTTTAGGCTTTGAATGTTGTTCTTCTAATAGATAAGCGCGTTGCCAATCATATAATTTAAAGCCTAATGCTTTTTCAATTAGTGGAATCATTTCTTCTGTTATCTTCATCGTTCATCCCTCCACAATTAATAAATCTGATTACATACATCTTTCAACAGCAATTGTTCAATAGATGTTTGCTCTAAATAATCTTCACTGTAATACATTACTGAATCGCCATATCGCTTAAAGTATTTAAATTTCTTTTTAGAATCATGTTGATACAGTTGATATAACTCGGCTATGATTGTCGGGTCTGTATCAACATCTAATAATCCCAAAGTTTCAACTTTATCTTTTAAAGAGACCACTTTCATCCCTCCGCAATTATTTGAATATCTTCTTACTGTCAAACCGTCCATTGTATTTCAATTTACTTTGAATGATTTCCATTGTACTTGCAGGATAAAGCCATTCAATCAAAAGTTCTGATTCATTTCTTGAATAACCGATTCGTTGCAAACCATGTGACGCACACTGCTTTAGAAAAGTCATTCCTTCACCACCTCTCAAGGCATAATAAAAAGCCATACCCATTTGGATATGACTCATTAAATCCACTCTACATCTTTTACAACATGCATTAATTCATGTGGTTCCATATAAGTAGTTTTGCCAGTACGTTTGAAATCACTATCTAACAACTCTAATAGTATTTCACTACCGTCTCGTTCATAACGGTTGATGCAATATATTTGGCGCTTACCCCTTATACAAGTAACTACATCATCTATTTCAAATGTTGGATACATACCTACAACTTCTTTTGTATCATCGTTTTCATACCAACACTCATAAGTCATTTGTCGGGTATCTTTCATAGTGCCATCGTCTAGAATATATTTTTTAATGGATAACGGTTGAATCGGTTCGTGACCATAAAATTTACGCCACTCAATTTTCTTCATCGTTTATCACCTCATCTTAGTTGTATCCAATTTTATAATAAAAAGCCACACCTTGTTAGATGTGACCTCTTATACTCTATTTAATCTCTATCTCCTATCAGTAGAAAAGCACCGAATCTGTTTTGTTTAGGATCTTCATCTTCTTCTAAATGAACAGGGTCTATTTCTTCCAAATACACGTTAAATTTAATATCAACAACATTTTCTCTTGGATTTTTCTCCAAATACTCATTTATGAAATCTCTTAATGAATATGCAGAAAATGCTTCGATAAATTCTACTTTTTTAATCTTCGCCATTACTAACACCACCTTCTGAATCAATCATAATATATATGGATAACATAACCAATAATACAAATCTGATACTTAAAAAAGAGACTACCAATTTAGTAGCCTCTCCGTAGTGTTGACGATTCTACAATCGTCTATTATGTTGTTTTGCCTGTTTAATAATCAGGGCTTTTCGTGTGAGTTGGAAGACTCTTGATGTAATGTAAATCCAATTACTCTACATTTCCATACTAACATATGTTACATGCCCTTGTGTTGCCCTAAAAGTGCCTTGTTATTCGAGCTTTATACCGTAAATACCAAACAATAAAATGGATAACCTCTCTGCAACATTATTAATTATTTTATATACACTACGCTTATTGATGCCATAGCGCTCTGCAATGATTTCTATTTTTATTTTTTCCATATAGCACATCTTTATTATTTCTAAGTCCCGCATGTTGTTTTCTTGCTTATAAATATATTCTAGCGTGTCCAGTGCTTTATCAAGATATTGAATCATTGCTATTGTTGTTTGCGATGTCTGTTTTATGGATTGTACTATATCGCCTCCAAATTCAATTAAATTAATGATATTTTCTTTTTCTGAAATCATTAATTTGGGAATAGATACTTTTGCTTTGCGATCTATTTTCCCTACATATATTTTTAGTTCGTCATAATGTTTTAAGAGTTCTTTCGCATTGTACAATCGCTTGTTACGTTCCCTTTCGTTGATAATCGCTTTCGCTTCTTCATATGATTTAATTGCTTGCTGTGCTGCTATCTTTGCTACACGATCAATCGTAGTTTGTTCTAATTGATTTCCCTCTACCCTTATTGGCTCTTTAACTACTGTCATGATGTCTCACTCCTTTATATACGTATTTTTTCTAATTCATCCTTCCATTTCAACCTGTAATCCATCCGCTTCTAAAAAACCTGCTAGGACTTCAAAATCATCACTAGCTATCACCATATCCCAAGCAAGACCTTCATAACCGTATTCTTCTTGTAGAGTCTTTACCGCCTGTTCAAATCTAGTAAAATCATATTCACCGTGATTTATTGTTAAAGTTCGCGACATTTATTTCACCTCTCATATGCAATATCCTCATATTACTCAATTACTAAATTCTGAATCTAAAAATCCCACTATTCCAACACCGAATATTTTCACAGAATATAACTCCTTCTCAATTCTATGATCATATCCATAAAATTCGACAATTATTGTAGTTTCAGCAATTGAGTAATCTTGCAATTCACTACAAATCATTTCATGAAGCAATTTAATATTCTCGACTTCAACCTCTGTCTTTAGACTTTCTTCAAGCGAACCTCTATGAAATCTAAAATTAGGTATAATAATCACTCCATCTTATTTTTCTCATATTGTTCAATAGGCTTTTCCGCCATGTTTATATGAACGACCTTTATTACGCTCCATTTTCTTAATTATTGCTTGCTCCAGATTAATATTTCTTGAACCACATAAATCAAAAATACGGATACATACATCGGCTAATTCTTCTGTGAAATTTTCTGTATCTCCCTTACGATCCGCTTCTAGTGCTTCGCTTACTTCACTGTGTATTAATGCTAACAATGTACCCGTTTCTCTTGGTTGATCGTGCCAACCTTTAGAAACTGCCGTTTCATAGGCTTGTTTACATAAATCATTAATTCCACTTGCACTACTTGTTTCAATTTCTATACGATTCTCTGGCTCTAAAACTAAACCACCTTTAAAAGCATTGTAATGATCTGCATAACCTTCACTTAATGCTAATGCAAGAATACAAAACGTTTCTTTATCACCGTAATTATTAATAGTTTTACTTGGGACACCTACAGCGTTTAACTTTTTATGATTTTCTACATTATTTTTAACTAGCAAATAAGCACTTTCCCCACCTTCTTGTTCAATAACCTCTAAATTGTTTAAAACGTCTAAAATAGCTTGTTTATCAATTGATTGCATACTTGTTACCTCCGAATTTTTATTTGTTTGTTTTTGAATGAAATCTTCAAAGTGTTCAGTAAGTCATTTTATAAAATTCATCATTTACAATCGCATCTTTAACTGTTTTCGCTACCTCTGATAACGTTTTTCTCATGTCTTGTTCGCTCATTTTTTCATGATGAATAGTTAAATGGGCAATTTCTTTTACTGCTTTCTTATATTCATCATGAGCCAATACAAAGCCAACTGACACACTTGTTGGTGCTGGACGAGTACGACAACCGCAATTGTGATTACTTGGTGACTTTTCAGTTATTGGATTTCTACAGTAATGACACTTAAATTTTTTAGCCATTACCTTCACCCCTCCTTGTATAATGTCTTTCTATAATTTAGTAAAAATATTGCAATTGTCAGCTGATAACCCTATAAAAATTTGATATTTTAACCGTGATAGTAATTTTCTTCTTCATCATCGAATAAGCAATTTACTGCTTTCCATGCTGTTATTTCTTCTTGCTCAATAAGCTTTTGTTCTTCTCTTTGAAAAGCTACCTCACGTGCATTTTCAATTAATGGTATAAATTCACCGTGATAATCCATCTCTATAAAGTCATCCCCATAACCCTTATACGGATTATCTACACCTGTTAATTCTGTCAAAAATGCAAATTCATCATAAGTTATTACAACACGATTGAAGTGCCTACCACATACAGATGAGCTTATAATCTCTGCATTTTGATGTATCGCTTCAATGTTCATTTTTTGGACTCCTTTACTGAATATAATCTTCCAATTAATTAATAAACGCTGTTGTTACTCATTGCATTCAAGCTTTTCTTTGATGGTGCTTGCAACCTTGCTTCTGCTCTACCACGAGCATTTAAAAAAGACTCATATCCTAAAATGATTTTCGTGCCAATCACATAGTCAATCTGCTTTTCTGAAAAATCATTTGTTGCCTTATTTAAAGCTTCTTGTAACTGTTCTGCGCTCATATCTTTTGTTTCAATTACTTGATAATGCCTAAATGATTCTTCCATAATGGTTTTTCCTCCTGTAAATACTTTTTGAGAATTTTCATCATCCAAAGTATTTAAATTGACATTATATAAATTACATACACGCTTTAAAATTTCTAAAGATGGATTAGTTTTATTGTTTTCGTAGTTATTGTACATCTGTGGGGAAACATCCATTTTTTCAGCAGTATACTTTTGCGTCCAGCCTTTACTCTCCCTTAGAACTTTCATTTTATCCCCAATAGCCATTTCCATTCTCCCTTTCTATTGGACATATTCTTTCGATTAAAGATTAGACATATCATCTTTTAGCCACTCTTCATTTTTCCCATCATCATATCCATAATCTGTTACAGTGCCTTGCGTTCCTTCTGGACACCATTTATCGCATGTGTCATCTACTTTAACTGTATTGTTGTATTCACCTGTTACAAAACAACCAAAAGCAAAGTGTCCGCAAGTCCAGCAAACTTTTTCACACATAATATTCACACCACCCCTGCACAATTTCTTTCTTGTGTTTAATCGTCCTCTGACCACTTATCATGGATTTTATGAAATTTTGCTTCTAATTCACTCAACGCTACACCAATTGAACGAGTTACTGAATCATCTACTGAATAGACCATACTCTGAATGCGTTGTAAGTCTAAAATTGTTTGCAAATGTAAATCTGCCGCTTCTTGAATTTCGACTTTTGGTATTTTTATCTTGCTTTCTTCGCTAGGTACACCATCCCAATGACCGTTCTTTTCAAGTATCGCAACTACTTCATTGATGTATGGCTCATCGGTGTTAATTACAACATACGAGTTAAACGGTTTTTTACCATCACTCTCACGTCCCACTTCGACATTACCTAGCAGTGAATCAATTAAAGGCGCAACTTCGGCTAAATCAAATTTACTATTGTACTTAACTAAATCCGCTAATTTAATAACAGCATATTTTTGCTCTTTCCCTTCAAGGACTGTACCTTCAAATGCTGGCTCTGCTTTTGCTTGCTTTAAAATAGCTGCTACTTCCTCATTAATTCGAGGATAACTGTTGTTCATTTGCATTTTACTGCCCCCTACATTTTTCCGTATTCTCTTTTCAAGTACATTTGATTACTTTCGTCCAGATGAATAACATTGTTTTTTGAAGTAATTAAAACTTCATAATTCTGCATTTTTAAAATGTTTGCTTCTGAAATTATGGTGTTTATTTGCATTGCCGAAATGACTTTTAAAGTAGTTTTTTCGTAAGTAATAACAGTTTGTAACATACTTTCACCTTCCTGCGACGTTTATGCCGATACCTCCAATCAATAAATCACTACTTTTAATTTCCCTTCGTTCGCCTTTTTTTGCTGTATTGCCAAAAACTTCATAATCGCTTCTTGCTCTGTTGTAGCAGGCTCAATTAATTTCAATTCAGCAAAGTATTTCGTCGCACTTTTATAACAGTGTTTTATTTGATAGATGCCCCACTGACCATTTAAACAATCAACTACACGTAACTGATGTTCTTCTGGCGCTAATGCAATCTTTACCCCTAACATTTTCTCTACTTGACGTACCTGCTTATATTGCTCTTTTGATACAACCATTTTCATGTACATTCACCCTCCCAAACCCTTTTGTAGTCCTAAAACAAATGGCAATTCATCCAACGATGAAATATTAATTGATTTCAATTCCTCGGAATTTTTCACTGCATCTTTGATACAACCACGATAAAGACCGCTTCCAGAAAACCATTTATCTTTTGCAATTGTTTTGTTGCATTCTTCATGTAGATGAAACTGTATATGTTTTCCATCTTCTTTAGCGGAAACATAAACTGCACTTTTGCCTTTTTCTATTTCTTCTACGCACCCGTAACATTCATGCTTCTTTCTTGTTGTGACCATTTGTTTTTTTCTTATTTCCAACATCAATGCTCCCCCTCACCAACGCGTCTTCTATCCTCTACTTTTTTTCTATTAGACTTTGAAAAAGGTTTAGGTAAACCGTACTTCCGACGCACTTCTTCACGGCTCATTTGATGTTCAACACGACAATGAGCTTTTGTTATGATAATACCGAAGTGTTTACAGCCCTCTACAGGGCATTTGATGTATTCGCCATGTTTAGCATTCCAGTAAGGTTCAGTCATCGCAGTACACCTCTAACCGCTTCCAAGTAATGAACTGTATATATCCCTGATTTAATTCGAGTGCAGTGATCTCGGAAAAATTGAAGTGGAATTGATTTAGCACCGCCATTATCTTTGGCTATCCATGCATCTTCTAATTGTTCAAAGTTAAGGAGATATATTTCAGGCTCGTTTTTATCCTTTATCCAAAAGCAAATTAACAAAAATGCCTGTGCACCTTTTAAATGCCATGAACGCAGGAACTCATATTGACCTTTAGTTAGATTGCTTAACGGAAAGTTTGTTTGTTTCGTTTCTTTTGCATCAAATACGATGGATTTTCCTCTATAAATTCCGCTATAATCTACCCATGTAGCACTTTCTAATTTTCCTTCCACCTTATTCCCAGTGACTTTTAATATTTTCACAGGCGAAGGTACTTTGCGGATATCTGCAAAATTGTTATTGCGGTATTGATTATTTGTCATATCAATTAAATTTTCGAAAAGTTGCCCTCTATTGGCATGGCTTCTTGAATATTGTCGTTTCTGTGTTCTCATTCTGTTTATGCCCCCTTATAAATTTGTATTTTTACGCAATCCACTCTAGTTCCTGTGCATCAAAGAGTATGGATTCATCCCCGATACGTACTAACACGGAATGACCATCTACTTTCTGGACAACTCCTCTTTTACCTATCACATAATCAAAATAATGTTTGCGATATTCATAGATTTCAGGATTATTCTTTACTTCAATGACTTTCACCGTCTCACGCACTCTAAAAAATACACGAGACGATTGTGAATAATCATCAAATAGACTTAACTGGCGTAAGCTACTTTCCACCCACTTCTCCTCCTTCCAAAATTGCTTTTATCTAATTTTTTTAATACTCATAATCACGTAATCTTCGGGGATGTCATTTGCTCCCCCTTCTTGTAAGTAAATGACTTTCACTTCAACAAATCTTCCTGTGTACAAGATTTTGTCATCGTCAAATTCATTTATCTTCAACTTGTCACCTACTCGAAAGCTCTGATTATTGAAACCACACATAAAAGTTTTCAAGCCTTGCAATATCGCCTCAAACTGTTCAGGATAGCTATCTAGTTCATGCGTCATCGGCTTTTCTTTTTGCTCTGACTCAATGATTTCCTGTCGCTTTTCTTTTGCTACGGACGGCGTTAGCGGTTTACCCTCTCTGTATTCTTGGACAACCTCTTTTTGCGTTTCTTCTGGCAACCTCGATATTTCAAATGCAGCAGTGATATTTATTTCCCCTTCACTAAATGCTTCTTTTAGTTCAGGAGCTAATTTTTTGTTAATGCTGTCCATCCGTTGCACTTGGGACGATGACACGCCCATAAGTTGCGCTACAATCTCCCGTTTGCGTCCCGTTAGTTGATTACCACTATTTTGTAATTCTTGTAACAGTTCATGTAATCGCGCTGCCTGTTTCGTTTTTTCAGCATCTGTTAACACACGAGTTGTTGAGTTTGCTAGTATGAGTTGTAATTCTGCTTGGATATCGTCTGTCGATTTAACAATTTTGCAAGGCGCTTTTTCAAAATCTTTGTTTCCCTCATTGCGTAGCTCTTGCATAGCCTTTAAGCGTCTATGACCGCTAATTAGCTCGTATGCCCCATCATCTTTAATACGTACCACTAAGTTTTGTTGAAGTCCCAACAGTTCAATACTCGATTTAAGCTCCGAGACATCATCCACACTGTAGTTATTTTTTGGTGATGGCAGTATGTTATCCAATGGTATGTGTTCAATCTTAAATGCCACAATTTGCTTCTTGGATTCTGTATTCATAAGCTGTGATAGATTGAATTTTGACATTTACTCCGCTCCTTTCTTTGAAAATGTGCCCGAAACTAACACAATTCTAGGTATTCTTTTACTAGCGCTACATAATCCACACAAGCCGTTGACCGCTTCGCATATTCTAATAACGGCTTTTTAACGAACGTCATTTCATCTACTTTCACAGTCTTTCTGATACGTGTCGAAAACATTGGATAACCCTGCTGTTCTAATAATTCAGCACCTTGTTGATTCACATTGTTACGCTGATACATTGTGACAAAGCACCCCGCAAAACGAATATCACTATTGAACTCACTTACATCTTCAATCTGCTCTATGATTTGTTCTAATCCATCAAAACTAAATTGGTCTATTTTAATGGGCACTAACACATCGTCAGATGCTACTAATGCATTTACTACCGTCATATTAATATCTGGGGCATTATCAATAATTACGTAGTCATAACGCTCTTTCACTGACTCTAGTTTTTTACGTAGGCGTGTTTGTTGTGGACGTGATACATCCATCAAGATTTCCTTATTAGCACGTAGCAAATTCATATTGGCGGTGATAATATCTAGCCCCTCATAATTTGTTTGCTGAATAACGTTATCCACATCTAAATCCCTTATTGTTAATAACTCTGATAATCCACACTTGCTTTCAGGATCATACAGCCCGAAAAATTTAGATGTGTTGCCCTGCTTGTCGTTATCAATGAGTAATACACGCTTTCCATGCAATTTCACTAGCGTATAAGCTATATTGATAGCTGAAACTGTTTTAGATACCCCGCCTTTTAGATTAATAATGCTGATTGTCTTCATCGTCATTTATTATTCTCCTTTTACGATTTATTGGTGTGTCAATCCGCTTCATTTGCACATATAGATATGCCCCACTTACGTAATCTGAAAATGACACATTCATTTGTTTGAACTGATAATTTTTATACATTTTTTCAAAGATTTCTTGCGCGCCAATTTCTTCTGTCGCAATTTTAGCAGCACGTCTACGAGTTAATTTCGTGTCTGATACCGTCACTTTCGGTTGTTTTAGGTTACGGCTAGGTGTATAGCCTTTTGCTGTTTTATGTCCCTTTTCTTTTACCAAGTATTCTCCTAGCTTTGTAAATCCAAGATCATCTTCTTCCAGACGTTGAGACTTAACGCGACCTCTATTCCATAACTTCTCCGCTACTTCACGATCAGGAAAATTTGTCACCATATGATGATGTGCTCGTACTTTTTTTCCATCCCTTGTATGTTCAGTTGAATAAATATACTTCAATTCAAAATCTGCATACTTCTCCTGCTTTTTTAACCAATGCTTCATGCGTCTGATGAGATTAACCATATCTTTTTTTGCTTGGTCATAATCTTTTGGTAAATATGCATCAGAATACGTATACGTTGTGTACAAATCATTCTCACGAAAGTTTGTATTAATTAATCTTGCTACATGCTTCTGCCTATTCTTTTCATTTAACTTTTCTTGTGCTTTGCTGCTATTTTTATCTCTCTTTGAACGTTTACCTTGAGGAATTTTCCAATATGGGTACGCTTCTACCTCTAAAATTGAACCACTCCAAATGCTTTTTACACGATAGCCTGCAATTGCTCTATCTAGTAAACTATCTTCATGAATTTTGGTAATTTCTGATTCACTAAATGCTTCTTCATACGATGCTAATACATGTCTTACCTTATGCTGTTTATTCTTCATGGCTATTCTCTCCCGATGTGATAATAATCTAGTATCCTTGTTAAATTTAGAGTTTCGTCGTAAATCTAATATTCATTACAAGGACGCTAATTGACTGTTTGCCATGAAGGTTGCTATACTAGCAATAAGGTGTTTGGCAATAGTCAAACGAGCCGTTTTAACTGTTCAGAGTTGATACGGCTTTTTTTGTTGGTCTTTATAAAAGCCCTTGTGACTTCCCACAAAGGCTTTTCTTTTTTGTCGTGCTTTTTTTCAATTAGGAAGCTTGTTTATGGTGCTGGAATAGTTCGAGATCGACCTGTTTCTCGATGAATAATCAACCATCTATCAGCTTCCTTTTTACTTATAAGCCAGTTATTAGGATTCAAACGAAAACTTGCTATATAGATTTTTTGCTGTCTTGTTAAATTGCGACCTTGTTTCACAAAATTTCCCCCTTTTTTATTTGTTGAGTGTGCTAGACACACATTCCGCTTCTTGATATAATGGCGATAAGATAAATTTCCTAGGTTTAAAGTGCTGTTTAGTCGCTCCAACGATTAAGCAGTTTTTTTATGTCATAAACTCTGATTTGCACTAAAATGCACAACCTCTCCGATTTTCCCTTGCTTGTTTAATTGATTAGCAATATCAAATAATTTGTTTCGACGCTGTTCTTTTATTTGACCCTCTAAGCGTTTGATGTAATCTATTCTCTCTACTAATACCTCTGCACACTCTTGTGCTGAATCGTAATCCTCATTGCAAAAATGTAGATTCATAGCTGTTATTAAGTCCTGTCCACAGGCTCTTTCTTTACTTAGCTCTAATTCCAATGTCATTGTGCTTCCAATAATGCTTTTATTTTCGAAATCTACGAATACTAGATTTTTTAAACCTTGTGAATAAGCTTGCTGTAGTTGTTCTATCATTCTTGCTCCACTCCAATCATTACGTTTTCCGCATTTACAAACCGCAATATGTCTTTTTCATCTATAAACTCAACTCCATATGGAGCTACTAGTTTCAAAGCTCTTTCTGCATCAATTGAGATAATTTGTATCCATTCATCTGAACCAGAATCAATTTCACGTTCTTTAACCTCAACCGTACACGCCTTAAGCGATTTCATTAAATTCTTAAATTTTCTTTCAAATCCATCAGCTCTTTCTCGTAAATCATCAAAATCTTTAATTGAAATTTGCACATTGCCTTCCATTTGGACAATTCACCTTCCATTCTGAATATTAAATATTCGATTAATTAACGTTGCTACCGTCTCATAAGCTATAAATCCGAATATATATACCGTCATTGGCTCGGTATCACAGCGCTCTATTGAGTTTTTTATGTATGTGAAATTTCTTATGATGTTCTTTATGTAATGACTTCACATCAAGCAGCTTGTAAATTCTCCACTTAGAGAACTAGACTAACCAACCCTTACTATTACAAACTGCTTGACATGAGCGAGCATTGCACTCGCAAATGTCTTTTTGCTTTTTGTACAATATGCATTTATTTACTTCCAAAAATTTTATTGAAATTATTATCTAGAAATTTCGTCATCTGGCAGGCATGAAACATCCATTTCTCTCCAACGCTTTTAGGATAATAAACAAATCCACCATTTTCAGAATCTATTATTTTACGAAACTTCGATGGGTAAAGAATATTCTCTTTAATCCAATCCTGTTTCTTATTAACGCGCTCCTCTAAATTTTTCATAGTCCAGTAGACTCCACTTAACTCTTGGCGCTGTAATTCTTCCAACTCAACTTTATTAATTAGTACATATCCATCTGGAACTGGAACTGTTAAATTTACCTGTAACTGTTGTTGCATGTCTTATCACCTCTTTCGAATTAAGATACATCCTTTTGGAATTTTTCTTTAGATTCTTTTTTCAATTTTTTTTGACTTTGGGCAAAAGTCAAAGCACTAACTGCACCAGATAGATAAAGCAGTTCCTCCTCATCAAGCAAATGAAGTTTATTAACGATAGACATCATTTTTTCAGCTTTACGTAATTCTTCCATAGTATTACCCTCTCTCGTTTACGTCCTATGTACACAAATTAACATACTTAATAGTCCTAGGTCAATAGATTTGATATATTTTATTGCCTAAGGACGAAAATATAGTATAATGCTAGGAGAGGAGGTGCTCTATGACAATAGGTAGTAGATTGAAATTATTAAGGGATACACTAGATTTATCAATGGCGTCGTTCGGAGAAAAGATAAAGATGACTAGTAGCAACATCTCAAAGATGGAAAAAGATTTAAGGGTAGTAACCGACCGAACTATTGCATTAATTTCTAATGAATTTGGTGTAAATGAACAATGGCTAAGAACTGGTGAAGGTGATATGTTCATTGCTGTTACCGAGGATGAAAAGTTCGCAGAATTATTAGGTGAGTTATTAGTAAATGAAAATAACGAATTAGTAAAAGAAATAATTACCAAAGTTGTTGAATTAGATGATGACTATTTATTATTGATTGAACAGTTAATTGATGGGTTACTAAAAAACAATCCCAAGAAACCTGACATAACGATACTTAGACTTAGAACTTATTTATAGACTCCAAGAAAAAAAGTAGCTCTTTTTAGGAGCTACTTTTTTTGATGGCTGCTTTCACTAAGTGATACAAAAGACGTATTAATCTTTTATCATCTTGATTTTGAATTAATTCAATTAACTTTTTTTTCATATGTACCACCTCTTAGGTTAGTTGTATAAGAACAAAAGTTCCGTCCTTATTAAATAATTATGTAATATTATCCATGGTTCTTTTTACAACATTCGACATTTTTGTTGTTATTTAAATTATATATGCATAGTTCTTTTTTTCATAAAAATATCGTTAGACGGGCTTCGACATATGAAGAAATGATTTCCTCATCATACAATTTCTCCGACTAAAAGAAAAAAATAAATGTCGTTTCTTGTTGAATTTTAGGTTTTTTTGTAAAAAGTTATTTTATTCCATAATGCATTAATATATATTAATTTTGCTATAATCAAAGAAATTTAGAATTGGAGGGTTATTTATGGCTAGTTACACCAAACGTGGAAAAGCGTGGCAATACTGTATTTATCACAACAAAAAGCAATATCGGAAAGGTGGTTTTAAAACCAAAAAAGAAGCTCAAATTGCTGCTTCCGAAGCCGAGTCTGCTTTGAATAAAGGTATTAAGCCTATTACAGAATCAATTACTTTTGCTGACTACTTCGAGACTTGGTATAAGCGTTACAAGATGAATATCGTTACCAAAAGTACACTGACTCATTATGAATATACACTTGAGGCAATTAAAATATATTTTGAAGAAACACTAATAAAAGACATTACACGTCATGACTATCAAGATTTTTTAAATAATTATGGATCAACCCGTTCTAAAGAAACTGTTGAAAAAGTACACTCCCATATCAAAGCTTGTGTATATGATGCTGTTGAAGAAAACGTTATCCGAATTGAGTTCACTCGTAAAGCTGTTTTGACAGGTTCTGTACCAGCTAAAAAGGATAGTGAAAAACATTTGAATTTTGCCGAAAGCGAATTATTGCTGAAAGAATTATACAAACGACTAGAACGCGGATTAGGATATTACCTTTTGTTGCTTGGTCTAACTTCTGGGCTACGCTTCGGAGAATTGGTTGGATTAACACGCAAAGACTTTGATTTCGAAAACAACACTTTGAACATTGATAAAACTTGGGGTTACTTAAGTAAAATGCAAGAAGGTTTTGGTCCTACTAAAAACCCCCAATCTGTTCGTAAAATAAAAATGGATACAGAGACAATGAAAGCTTTCGAAAAGTTATTTGATAAATTACCAACAAATATCCACCGATTAGTTTTCTTTAGTGCTCAATCAAAATATAAAGTAATTGCAAATGGAACAGCAAATAAATTGCTACGAAACACTTTGCAAGATTTAGGAATAACAAACACTATTACGGTACACGGACTACGACATACACATGCCAGCGTATCACTCTATAAAAAATCATCAATTTATTATGTATCCGAAAGATTAGGACATGGGGATATACAAACTACTATGAGGGACTATGCCCATGTTATAAAAGAGCTGCGTGAAGAAGATGAGAAAAACACAATCAGTATTTTCGAGAAGATGGCACAATAA